GTGAGTAGCAACAACTAAGTACAACCCAGCCGAAGCGAGGTAATACAAATGAACGCGAGATTTCGAGAAACGGATAACCGATCAGACTTAGCGCTGATTAACCATAAAGTAGAGAAGGTCAATAATGAATCGACCCACTCATGCTCAACGGTTTCAAGCACTGAGAGTGCAGGTACGTACTCAGGTTTAGGTACGTATTCATGCATTTCTGACGTAGTTATTCCGAACTATCATTCGCGTTCTGCCGCTGGGGAGATTTTTAACAATCCGATGAGCAAATTTACAGCTTCTCGGTCGTTAACTTACGCTCCTTACGGCATTACTTTTTCCTGGGGGCCTACGGAACCATTACCAAAAGCGCACCGGCATTGCTCGAATCGTTACGAGACATCCGGTGACTGCTTGAAGGGCATGTTTGACGTCCTTCCTCCTCTTGAGCATATGCCTAATCTGTATGACACAGATGGTAGATACTTGAAGGATTTGGCTGGAACCATGGCCCGCTCCAACGTCGCGGCCCCTGCATTCGCAGGTGCGACCGTTATGGCGGAGTTAAGGGAGACAATGTCGTTCCTGAGAAACCCTCTCGAGGGTTTCGTGCGATTTTTGCACAAAACTCGCCACCAAAAGAACCTAAGTCGCAAGACGAGGGCTATAGAGGTGACCGAGTACATCAGGGACAATTGGCTATCGCTGCGCTATGCAGTGAGACCTATGTATTATGACATTGTTGGTTTCTTCGATGCTGTTCGTGAATTGGAAGAGAACGGTGGCCGCCCGAAGCGTTTTACTGCTAGGGGGGTCGCCAATGACGACGCATTCGCGAGTGACACGGGTCCGTTATCTGATAGCCGTTATGAATCGACTATCGAAACGACCTCACGCCGCTCGGTTCGCGCCGGCATTCTCTACGAGTACGATGTTTCCCTGAACCCTTACGGGTTTTCTAGGGGAGATGTCGCACCCGCCATATGGGAAGCAATTCCCTGGTCCTTTGTCGTGGACAGGTTCCTGAATATTGGTCCTTTCATTCAGGCGCTCTCACCCCAAGTGGGTGTTAAGTACTTAGCTTCATGGACTACGTTCACAGTCGAGGCGTCGACCTCCCGTACGTCCCGCTGGGTTTCACAACCAGTAGGGATTTATGGGTCGGTACCGACGATCACGGCTGATGGAACAATAACGGAGAATTATACCTCCACAACCAAAACCCGGACACCTGGTGTCGGGCTCGGGCTCGCATTGAGACCTCATCCGCTTGAAAATTATAGCGGGGAACTCGATGTTGCCTGGGTTACTGACCTGGTTTCATTGATAGGGCAACTACTGTCCCGTAAATGATTGTCCATTAACTGATACATAACTAAGGAGCTCTTATGAGCCTAACACTTGATGCGAAAACGTACGTCAACGACGTGCCACGCACATCAGATATCATGCGATATCATGGCCCTGGGCATACCCTGTCCAGTAATGATTTTGTCGACCTGAGCCGCACTGCGGCGAAGCCAACGGCAGATTATGCTGGAAAGGGACGCTCGCGTATAAAGCTGACGCGAGCAGCCACAGATGGTACCGATCCCGTGGGAGATATTATTATTGACATTGCTGTCAGTATTCCCGTCGGGGCACAGTCATCTGAACAGGACTCCGCAATAAACGATGCCTTTGCTTATGCTTCGTCTGCCGCGGCGCTCGCCCTTTTCAAAACCCATGACATTGTTCAGTAGACGGCTTCCGCCGCCCTGTAACATCGTGGGTTTGTTGAGGAGAGTACCATGGATAGAAAAAGCTTTGCAATAATTGTAGGAACTGGTATTATTTTATTTTGGTTCCTCAGTTCATCGCATAATTACGGCTGGTGCGTGGCTTTGGACTATACGTCTATGCCACCCATCTTTGGTCCTTAAAATGTTCAATACAAGGAGGCTATATGCCTAAATGTAAAAGCAATTCACTTATTACGGTGAATCGAGATGCAGCAAATGCTTACAAGCAACTGTTGCTGACTGTGTTACAGAGCTGCTCCATTCCAGATCGCGACAAACTGCTCGGACATCTTCGTGCCGGGCACTACGCGCGACTCCTGGAATGGGCTGACACTATCGACCCACAGAAGTATGAGTCGGCAGCAAGCTATTTTGCTGAGTGTCAAGTAGCCGCATTTATTCGGAAGTACCCTTTTACGAACGATGAGGTTCCGGGGATCAACCCTAGAGCCGCCGCGATTAAGAAATTCTTCGCGGCTGAGCATCGCTGTAAGAGGCAAAACCAACGGAGAAGGTCGTTGCGAAAAAACTTCGACCCGCATTTCCAGAAATTGGAATTTGCCCGAGAGTACATAGTAGCCACCATCGGAATCAAACCCGATATAGCCGCTATTACCTCTAAATGCGACTTTGCAGCTGGCGCGTCTTTAGGTGTTCACGGAAATAGAACCAATGCAATGCGTAAACTATTCGCGAAGCAGTGGACCGTTACACCTAGCGCCCTACCATACGCCTTGATTGGTCTTTGGAAGAACGTCCACACACGCGAGTGCATCCTCCCGGGTGCATTAGTGTGTTACGGAACCGACGAGCGAAGCTCGAAGGACTACGATGAATTTCGTAGCCGTGTTCTCCAAAAGGTCAAGCTGGTGAGCTGTAATAATATTTCTTTCGTAACCAAGACGGCTCTGACCGATCGGTCAATAGCTGTTGAGCCGTTACTTAACGGGTTCGTACAGAAAGGTGCAGACGAGTATCTCCGCGACGTATTGTTGCGGCAAGGTATAAATCTGCGTGATCAGCGTGTGAATCAGCTCCTGGCAAGGAGCGGTTCCATGTCTGATTTCGACCCTTTCTGTACTATAGATCTCTCTGCTGCCTCCGACAGTTTATCGACGGAGTTAGTGAGGGACCTATTGCCCGCCGAGTGGTTCGAGTTTTTATCAAACATTCGAGCCCCTTGGTACAAGCTGGACAACTCTACCCGAAGGTATGAGAAGTTCTGCAGTATGGGTAATGGTTTTTGCTTCCCACTACAGACGCTGATTTTCGCTAGCGTTTGTCACGCGGTAAGCCGTTTCTTCGATAGTGAGTCTCCTGTTGCTAGTCATTATGACTTCTCCGTTTACGGAGATGACATTGTGGTTAAACAACACCTGGCCCTTGCGACCATAGAGTTGCTACGGGATATTGGCTTCAAAACCAATAGGGATAAAACATTCGTAACCGGCCCCTTCCGTGAGTCATGTGGAAGTGATTGGTACAACGGGCAGGACGTTCGTCCTGTACATTGCGACAAGCGCCTGGTAGATATTCGCCAGGTGTTTGCGCTTCACAATTCCATCCTCCGCTCTCAACGGTGCGAGAGCTTCTTAACTGAAGCTTCCGTTTACCTGCGAACCTTATCCCCATTGCCTTTTTACAGGCCGGGGCGGGAGCCAGGTGACACGTGTTTTAGTGTCCCGTTAGATGTCGCGATGACCTCCAAATTTGTATCTTGGAGGAAGGCGAACCGTCGTTGGGCTTGGCGCGAAATTCTTACTCGTGCTAGGCGTGACAGTATGGATCACCTTAATTGTGTAGAGCATGCTAAAGCTCTTATGTATGCGGCAATGCGGGGTGCTACATCCCGTGAGCCGTACACCGTTCGTCACTCCGGTAGGCCTGTAAACCGTAGGGTATCGCGTTGGTGGATAGACGCGTATCCTTGGTCCGCAGCCGACCACGACGCCGTTAAAAGCGTCAAGGAGTGCCGGAAAGTCGTGCGGGGTATTTAAGTCTCCGTACGTTTTGTCACTATCATCTCGTGAGAGATTGTTAGTGGCTGGTTGATAAATTATATTTATCTTTATGGGAC